CTGTGCCTGCACATCCATAGAGGAAAAGGTGTTTGCCGTAGACCTCATAGGCATCAAATGCAGTTCTTTGGTTTTCTGTTAAAGGAGTGATCTCAACTAGATGATCAACATCAATTGGTTTTTTGCGTCTCATTTGCTTCGCACTCATATTTTGTCCAGGTGCTTTAGTAGTCTTCTTTCTAGCTGGCATGTCAGTTATACTTTTGTGTGATGGTTCTGTTTCTTGGTGCCTTAGGAGCAATCTTATTCTTCATTATATCATGAAAACCAGGATGTGTTCTACTCATCTTGTCTCTCCATTCACCAACTTCACCTGATCCAGGACACGTAGATGGATCACTCCAATCTCTTTTCCAATCAGGATTATCTTCACACCATTGTGTCCACTCATGAACACTGATTACAAGATCCTTTTGTTCACCAGTTTCTTTATTAATCACTGGGTAAGTCGCCATCGTCTCCCTCCTTTACTTTATTAAATCCAAATGGACCTGCTCCCTTTTCTTCGAGTGCTAGCTTCAGTGCAACACCACCAATTGCTTCCATAACTTTAATGACTTGCTCAGGTTTGGCATCCTCACCAAGTTCTTTGGCAACGTACCAATACTTAGGCCAAAATGTTTGACCTGCTAATTCATAATCTTCTAACGTTAATAGTTTCATGTCCACTCCAGTGCTTCCGCACAAATAGGTAATTCATTTACAAATACATCGCGACATTGTTGAGCGATATCCATGTGTTCTTTCTGTGTTCCATGAGCAGAACGCAGATCGATATAGTGCATCCACGAACGAACTGATCCGCTCATGTAGATTTTTGTGGGCACCGCCAAAGGAAGCACAAATCTAGCACATTCCTTTGCCACACCATGATCAAGCATAGTCTGGTATAGATCCATAGAAGAAGCAAAATGCCTCTCGATAGCAATCTCAAACTCTTGCTTATGAAAAGCATCTAAATCATCAGTAGAATTCTGACGATTCTTTTTATCCTGACGACGTAAATCAGGTAGAGGAATACGATCTGCTAGCATAGAACTATCAGCATACCGTTGAGAAAACTCTTGGAATGTAAAAGATCTATGCCTCAGGATCTGAGCTGCGATTCCGCGATTCGTTTCTATCTCTAGTGTCATGAACGCTTGTTCAAATACAGACCAGTGATTATGTTTGATACAATAACTAAGGAGTCCCGATACTTTGGGGTTGTCCTGATTGTTCGGGTTGCTCACCCTCGCTACGTACCCCATCATCTTCTCCGCTTCTGGAGTTATAGAGACTAGACGGACTGACCCATGTTGTTGCTTCATTCTTGAATCCTTTGCTCATCATTTCACGTTTTTTCTTGAGACCTAACTTCGCAGCACGTAACTGCAGTCGCATGTAATGGATCTCTTCATCAGTATACATCATCGGATTCTTATCCGCAAGCTTAATCGCTTTCTTTGCTACTTTAATTGTGTCTTTAAACCTCAATTGGTTACCTCTTCTAAGTATTGAAGAAATGCTTTCTCAGCACCCTCCGTTGATTTATTGCCCTGGGATACCCAATGATGACAGAATTCATACAGATGCTTTCCTGTTTTTAATTTCAAATAATGTTTCAATTTAATAAACACATCAGCACGAAGAAGCATACGTTCATCGCTGTATCTCCAATCAGATTCAATATCCATATATTTATGGGTAGTATCAACACATCATAGCACAAAAAAAGAGGGGTCGCAACCCCTCTTGATGATCTTATGCTAAGATTCTCCTACAAATACGTTTACATAATGACTGACCTTCTCGACATTCGATTAAGCATTCATAGTATTCATTAATTGTTTCTAGTTCCTCTTGTGATTGTTTTACGGATGATTCAAAATTTCTCCACTCATGTAGTTGATTGAATGGTATTAAATTATGCATGATAAACCTCCTTGGTATAGAATAAAACTAAATCATAACTAAGATTTATTTCTTACATCACTAGTCCCCATTTCTATAACTAATTATAAGGGTTTCCTAACATTTTAGCATCCGTAAATATGCTTAAAAATAAATAGGCACAAAAAAAGAAGGGCGTTAACCCTTCTTTTACAAGTTTACAAGTAACTCACTTACTGTAGGTACGACCACGATAACAGAATGTGCCGTGGGGTTCCTTTAATTCGACACAACGTGTAGTATACTCAACACCACGATATGAAGTGTGTGTAATCTGTGCGTCGTGAAGAGCAGATACTTTATTGATCTGCTTTCTGATGATGTTTAGTGTGTTCATTTGTCAGTCTCCTGAAGTTAGGGTTTTTAATCCCCGTTCCTTCAGTCGTGTGCGTCCCAGAAACACTCAGGGGTAGATTCCTTTACGGTCTCTATCAACTCTACCTTAAAAGCATTTGAGATATTTTCATTTGCTTTCATCTTAAGCATGATTGTATCAGCTTGTTGGCAGGTGAGTGATGAATAGAATAATAGTTCTAACATGGGATGAACGGCTCCGTTCCGCGACTTACTTGCGTCCTCCTTGCGGGGGATGAACGTATGGTAATTATACCATACTTTATTTATGATCGCAAGTCAAGTTCCAGATAGATAAAATGCATCTCCTCTCGCATGACAGACTCTCTTGACCTGTGCGTCATAGATAGGAACTGTTCCAGCACCAGTGATTAAATTCTTAGCAAAGTCAAATGCTTCTTTAAATCTACCAAATTTATACACATCGTCATAAGTTTTAGCAGACATAAGAACACCATCCTTCCTCCATGTCTTCATCGTATGCCAGACAGTAGGTTCAGATAATTTACGATAGAAAATACACCAGTTACCAGTTTGATTTGCACTCATTTGCTTTTCTTGTTAGGATTTTGCCAGAGTTTAGGATTAGCTCTACCCTCTGTTTGTTTCATACTAATCACACTATGATACTTGTCCCAATAATGATCAAATATCTCTGATTGCTTGGCAGATATAACAATGTCATGTTGAACACCACCTTCAACACTATACTCAATAATGTAAGCGGTACATGGTAGTGATGTATCTTTTGCTAATTCAGGATCACAATTTTCATGAAGTAAATTCAAGAGCGACCTCCCCATTGAATCTGGGGATATGCTTCTTCAACACACTGCTTAGTAATCTTCCAACGTTTGCCTAGTTTCTTGTCCTTCATCAAACATAATACCTCTGCTTCTCCATGATGAAGACCTTCGAGGAGTTGAATGAACAAGGTTTCACGACGACTTTGAGATACATTCGCTCCACCTTTAAAGAAGAGATAGAGTTTACGATACTCATGAACTAGTTTCGTATGCTCTGTATCTTCTGGTGCTTCATTCTTTTCATAGGGAACTTCACCTTCCGGAAGCATAGAAATAATGCTCTCATCAAAGTTGGCAATTAGAATTTGCCTGAGTGCTGGAGAGTTATGCTCCACCAAAAGTTTAATTTTTTGTGCCTTAGTCTTAGCGTTGCTTATTTTTTGCAGCACTTCATTCAGTAATAATTGCATGACCTAATTAATATCATAAGTGTATTTATTCTTCTTCAAGTTCCTCTTCATCTACAAAGCGAACTGATAGAAGTTCTTCGTTGATCCATTGACCGTCTCCATCTAACATTTCTGGGTGGATGTTATCTTCTTGCATACGATACATGTACTCATGGAGTTTTTCGTTTGCTGTCCACCCAGCAATCACACCTACACATAAAAATATAAAAGAAACAGTTGCTGAGAAATAAACTATGGTTGCTTGCGTCATTGGTTCAACTCCAATTTAAATTTGCTTGCTGTCCCACAAAAGTTCAAAGTTGAAATAGACTCTTCGCTTTAGTAGGGTAAAAAACCTAGTGATAGCGATACCTTTTGATGGGGGTTTCGCTTCTTCCTTTTCTGCCTTCGCCCCCCGAAGCATTAGTTCTATGCCTTTATTTATTTTAAGATCTTTCACTTTTTTGGTGCAGAGACTAATCCATTTTCCAATAAGAATTTAGCAGTCTCTACCAGACCACCAATTTCTTTTCCATCTATAATAACATGAGGAAATGAACTTGCTTCTGGATAATCTACACGAACCTCGTCTCCGCTAGCACATATCTGTTCATCATAATCAGTGATGTTCGCACGTTCAAAGAGTTGCTTTAACTTACTACAATAAGAACACCCTGGTGTAGAATAAACTTTAATCTTCATTGTACTTTTCCAATAACCCAAGACATCATACCATAAGGTGTGTCAGAAATCAAGGTCTGAGTTAGTTCTGCTACATCTGGTGGCACAACTAAACAGAATCCAATACCACAGTTGAATACATTACGCATCTCTTCCTCAGCAATGTCTCCTGCCTCCTGGATCTTGGTAAAGAGTTCTGGTCTCTCCCAAGCAGAATAGTCAACGTCAACTGTGAGACCCCTTGGAAGGCATCGTGGGAGGTTCTCAGGCAGTCCTCCACCTGTGATGTGTGCCATGCCTAGGATAGGAACTTCATCCAACAGGTGCTGGATCAGACGAGCATAGATGGTAGTTGGAACCAACAGCTCGGGCATCTCCTTATAGAAAATATAATTTCTCCACAGCATATCATTGACCAGTGTGTATCCATTACTATGAAGACCACTACTCTCAATACCTATGACTACATCACCTGCTCGGATGTTACTACCATCAACAATCTGATTCTTCTCTACAATACCAGTACAGAAACCAGCAAGGTCATAATCATGTG